GTAGAATTTTTCAAGTTTGTAAGACATGTCAACAATGAATTACAGTAGACCAAATGCAATTTCAGCATTAAGTGCATCAGGATTCAGGGGTTATGTGCCTGACAACTCTGTCAGTTCGGCACTGATCCCACGTCTTGTTGTCACCAATGAACGTGAGCACGTCTTGGCTGGACGGCTCAAACGTATTGAAGATAATATTGCTAAGAATAAATTAACTGAACATGATGACATTGAAGTAGTTAAAAGTGATTATGAATCATTAGCTAACAATTTCGAAGAACAGATTAAGTTTGACAACGCTACGGACCGAGCATTACATGACTTTTCAACTCAGATTAAGATTGTAGATAGTGAACGAGAGAAAGAGATGACTGTACTCCTAGGTGCAGTAAACGATAATTCTCAAGCCATAAACGATATCATAAAAGACGTGACGGTAATTGATAACATTGAAAAGGCAAATTTAATACTCGAAAAGGTTATAGCTGTTTCAAGAGCTACAGCTAAAACTGCTGAGATAGCTGCTGATGGTGTTGGAGTTGTTCCTGTTTTTGGACCATCTATTGCTAACGGTGCGAAGATTGCGGCGCATACAGCTGAAATGGTTGCTAACACATCTGAAGCTGTCAAAGCATCAGGTATACTTAACGATTTGAATGAAACTTTTAAAGCTATAACTTCTGTACACTCTAGACCAAATGACTTAATCAAATCAGCGGTTAAATCAACCAATAACGCAGTCGATTTAGCTGCGAAATTGAAAGTTATGATCGATTCAGCGCGTCGTAAGAATGATATCGGATTGAGTAAAATTTCAATTCCTAGTGTGGTTGTTAAGTCAACGGTAGAGTGGCCTAGAGTTATTGATGCCTATGATACTCATTGTATCTATAAACTGCATCCAACTAACGGATCAGTTGGGCTAATCGTTGAAGTTAAAAATACATTAATCAGCTACCAAGTGAAGAAACAATATGGTAAGCTTGATTCTGATGGCTTTGGTGATACAATCATATCTGGAGGAAGAATAGTGGGTATTGCAGGTGCTAAACGTGTTGTTGATTTCCATCTATCAGTAGATGCTGCACATAGCTTAGCTATGGTTATGGCTTTGCAATCGCTAAGCAACAGGCTCGACAGCACATCAATCGTCGGTTATTTCGAAGAATATTTTGAATTAGGAATGCGGGTAGAGAAACCTGAAGTGGATAACGCGTTTAGTAACCATTTGCATGATTTGACGGTTGATACATCATATATAGATTGGCACAAGTATGAAACGGAAATGTTAAATACACACAATGAACGCAAATCCGTTTTAATCAACGAAGTTAACGAGACACTGGGAGCTGGTTCTTCAGTTCATATGGTACCTGAGGGTTTTATTACTTTAGAAACGACACCGACTATAATTGAATTAACACCAGTCATGAAGATAGGAGCTTATAGTGTATATGAACATTTGTTTGGCCCATTCGTAAATACCGGTACTTACACCTATAATCTAGTAGTTGATGTTATAGGACAACCAACAAAATGGTATACTCAATTAGTTGATGTACGTGGCCAGGTTGTAAGTTCAAGTTCATTAGATGCATTACCAACACAGCCAGTCGATTTGGTGGTCGGTACTAAAGGCTCGATGAGCACAATACCTGGTTCTAGCGGCTTACTGGTGGATAGAAGGCTATTACGTATTTATGTTAAGCAACCTAAGTGTGTACGCGTTTTCTGTGGTTGGAAGAGTGGTGTATCGTCATTTAGATTTTCTCCTAAGACGATGGAGGAACAGAAAGCATTCAGTCATGAATTTAGCAGGCTACATAGGTTCTTAGATCCTAATGCAGCTTTAGCCATTACTGAAGGGTCCCACGTTTGGGAAGCATATGCAAAGGGTAATTACAACAATCCTATCGATTAATCACTGATTAACGAATATTATGCATTGTTCATTTTAATTTATTCTTAATTGTTAACTATGTTCAATCCTGATGACTTAATGGGAAACTAATAAGCTAGCTTTGAATGTTTGGCGTAATACATTGTTTACAGAAATCGGGGTCACGCCGGTCAACGTGACTCTGGTGAGTCCTCTGCACGAACGTAAAAATTAAAACTGAC